ACGGCGACGGCTCCGGCTACGGCTCCGGCGACGGCTCCGGCTACGGCTACGGCTACGGCTCGAAAGAATATATTGAATACATTCTTGACCAGGCGGCCGGAAAACGCGGGCAAGAGTGCAGAGCACAGGGCGCCGTGCTGGCGTTCTGGCGGTCCAAGAAAGATGGCAGCCCTAGCAACGGTGGACGTGGTGGTGCCCGTAAAGCTGGCGACGTGGAAGAAATTCCAGGACCACTAGCGGTTTGCACTGAAAACGCTTTGCACGCGACTTTCCATCCGCCGAATTGGAAGGGCGAGAAACTGTGGGTGGTGGCAATGTATCCGCCATTCCAAACAGACGAGGACAAACTTGGCGCGTTGAAGCGGGAGATCATCTGCGAGATCTCCAACTTCTTTGAGTCGTGAAATTAAATGCATATTATGAGTAACTCACAAAGGAGAAAACCATGTCAGACATACCGAACATAGACCAAGAGCCGATGCTACAGTTTTTCGCTTTCAAGCATTTGCCCGAGCACTTGCAAAATACTTCAGCGGCTTTCTACTCGTTGGCTCAAGAGCTTGTTAGAGAAGTGCCGCGAAATCCAGAGCGGACAGTTGCACTGCGCAAATTGCTAGAGGCGAAAGATTGCGCAGTAAGGGCAGTCATCTACAAATAGCGACACCATGAAAATCACCGCTTTTGACACACGCAGAAACAGCAGCAAAGGCATCTTTTGGAGGGGCTATGTATATGAAGGCGCTCCGAAAGTTGGACGAAGCCGCGTAATGGTGATTGAAGATTGCGGTGATTACCTCATGGTTTCGGACTATGAAACCGGAGGCTGGAGCAGTCGATGCGTTCCAAAAGGCGAGCCACAACGGGTGAACCGGATAGGACCAGGGCGACCAACAAAAGCCAGAATTGACATGCTCAAAGACGAACTATCTGCCCGTTCTCGATGGGCGCAAATAACATAATTGGGCAGTATCAGACGGAGGGAAACATGGACGAAGAAGCAGATGCTAACGACACCTGGGCGCAGTTGGAAGCCGTGCTTAATGGTGAGGAAACGTTCTTGACCGAACAAGAGCGCGAGGTAATTAAGCGCCGTTACTTCACTGGTGCCGCTCTTGAAGCGTTGCCCGAAGGAACCGGAGTGGTCAAAAACTCTTACAGCTTTAGCGACTTGAAACGCAAAGGACATCCAGAGAACGACGAGTGGCATACGTGCGGCAAAATGTTCTTGAATCCTTTGGAAGCTATACAAACCATTCTCGACACTGAGACATAAGCTACGTTAACGGACACTCAAATGAACGATTCAAACTACAACCTATGCATGGATCGCCTGCGTAAATACAAAGCGCAAGCGTTGAAGCAAGCCGCGTCCGAGTTTCCCGATCATCCGGCGCCGGACAAAGCGGCCTGCATTGCTGCGGTTGAGATTCTTAAAGAGATCATGACCGCCGCCTGGGGTGACATACCACAGTACGCGCTACATGCCATGCGCGCTTTTATGCAGGAGCACCAGTAATGTGCCAACACGCACAGAATGCCGATGAGATTTACGAGTGCGACGATTGCAGGCAGCAACTTTGCCGTTGGTGCAAAGTAGACATAGAAAGCTTAGAGCTGACTGTGTGTGACGATTGCGCCGATGAGCGAGCACGGGAGAGGTTCTACAACGAACACGCTCCAACAAACGCAGATTACCTTTGAAACATAAGAATGCTACTCAGACGCTGGAGGGAACCTTGGAAGAACTGAACACGGGCTACATCAAGAGATTAGACGAGCTTGCGTACAAGATCGTTGAGCAAGAGGCGGTTACAGCGAATCAGCGCAACACGCTTCAGAATACAGATCCAAGCGAACTGCGAGCCTATCTAAGCGGAATCCGAGCCGGATTGAACTTCGCAAGCAAACTATTGAACGAAGAGCGCGTTGCCGCACAATACGTTGACTACAGCAAATAAGCATAACAAGGAGTTATCCCCGGAGGTGCTAATGCCCGAAGACACGTACATACGCCATTCGGAAAAGGAGCTGGTGGCGAAGGTTTGCGGTTACTGCCTGCGCAAGATCAAGAAGCGCCTGCTAGAACCGCCACGAAAACTGATGGCTACCTCGCACCCTTGCGACCACTGCCCCGCGTACTACGCGAAAACTACAGTGAGATACAAATGACCTATCAAGGCGAAGGACACGAAGATAACGATGGGAATTTCTGGCGTGACTGCATCTGCACTTATGACGCTAAGTCTAAGGGTTGCTCAGTCTGCGAAAAAAATCCCATCCTGCCAATCTGCTTCGGCTGCGCTGAACGGATTTCTCAGACCGAAACGAGAGTTAAGCACGAGCGGAGTTTAAACGTTGCCGGTGTCACCCTGGATCTCAAACTCAGGATGCACATGCAAGGTAAATGTATTGACGATGCAGCCAGGCGAATCGAAGGAATCGCCAAGCGCATGCGTCAAGAATTGGGAATCCAAGAAACATAAGGGACAGGATCAGATCGTGGGACTCAAGCTGAAAGACTACTGGCAAACGCCGCAAGCCTTATTTGATGAACTGAACAAGGAGTTCAGGTTCACCCTGGACGTGTGCGCAAACGCGGACAACGCCAAGTGCCGTCGCTACTTCGACGAACAAATGGACGGGCTGAAGCAGTCGTGGGCTGGACAAGTTTGCTGGATGAACCCACCCTACAGCCAGGTCAGCAAATGGCTTGCCAAAGCCCATTACGAAACCGTTGACCACGCTGATACCAAAGTAGTGGCGCTGATTAATGTGGCGACGGACACACAGTACTGGCATAGTCACGTCATTAACGCGGGATGTGAAGTGCGTTTCCTGAAAGGACGCGTGCGGTTTGTACCGCCAATAGGACTCCAAGAATCCTCACCACGATACGCCAGCGCAATTGTTATCTACGACCCGCCGAAGTTTCAACGCTACGAAGAAGCCATTCAATACCCGCCAGATCAGCGGCTTGAAATGGTGAAGCTCATGGCGAAGATGCTTGGCGTTAACTACTGAAGCATAGGAGGCACGAATCAAGTGGATACACCTTGCATTGAGTGGGAAGGAAGCTTGACCCGCAAGGGTTATGGACAAGTCACCCTTACAATTGATGGGCGACGGAAGCCATGGCGCGTGCATCGCGTGGAATGGATGAAGCATCACGGTCCTATCCCGGATGGACTGCATGTGCTCCACAAATGCGATAACAGGAAGTGCTACAACATCGAGCACCTTTTCCTTGGAACGGATCTCGATAATCATCGCGATCGCATCAGCAAAGGGCGCCCTAGCGGCGCTCGGCAAGGGGAGCTGCATGGCAAAGCCAAGTTGAGCAACGACACCGTACGGTTTATCAAGTTGGCACTACAAGACGGTGCCAGCAAAAGTTACTTAGCCAGGCAATTCTCGGTTACGCCTGCCGCTATCCGTAATATTGCCATTGGCAAAACTTGGGGATGGATGAATGTCAACACAATGAATCAGTAGAGGAATTATCAGCAAATGGACCTTATCGACGCATTCCAAGAGAGCTTGGTAGACAAGCTTCAAGCTGTCACAAAACAAAAGGACGCAGCCTATGCGGAACGCAACAAGCTAGTCCTGTTGATCGCGTCAATCTATGACAGTTGGCTCAGCCGTCATCCTGAAGAAGACAAAGAATGGGAAGACGATTGGCGTTGGATAGTCACCGTAGACATCAACGGCGATCAGGCAACCTGGCACATTCACGACTCAGAATATGAGCAGTTCACGAAAGCCGTAGGCGTTCGATGGTGCACCCCTAGCAAAGGCACCGCACCACTATGGGACGGACACACGACCGAAGAAAAGTATCAGCGTATCGTTGATGAGTCTGTGAGCAATGGTACAGCTAAAGCGAAAGATTACTGCCCCGTGTGCGGGGACGACGGATCTCCAAGATACTAAATTACCGAGGAATTTAAGAAAGTGGTTGAATACAATCCAAACCGAGACAGAGACGTGACTGTGAACATCTGTCATGACCACGTTGTGAAGATCGACAAGCTGTATGGTCCATGGGCGGTTTGGCCCATTCGTACTAGGCTGGATTATCAAACAGAAGATTGGGTTATCGAGCAGTTGCATTGTCGAGAAAAGGACAATGCTGACGAAACCTTTTGGGTAGAAATGGCACGCTTCCCTGCGTGGCCGCCGACCAACACAAGTTGTGCGGACTAACTTAAATACGATTATAGGTAACTCATGCTCATCCACTATGACGACTTAGGCGAACTGGAACTCGTTGGAGAGTGCACCGTTAACGGTGGATTCGGTCCAATCAACCTCTACCGCTGTAAACTCTGCGGCAAACAATACGACGGCACCGACTATGAAGAGATTGGCGAAGACACCCACCCGGAATGGACATTGTTCCGCGATGGAGAGAACAAAGGTATGTGGCAATGTACTGACTGTTCAGCCCTTCGCTATTACCCGAAACCACACTATTGCGGCGGTACCGATTTTGAAAAACACTATCGCTATCCCAAGCGATAAAACATAACCATCCTACTCAGCCACAGATCGTCTAAAGGTAGGACACCGCAAATGGGTTTGTGTACGCCCGCGGAAATGCCGGTTCGACCCCGGCTCTGGGTCATTTATCTTTCTTCTTCAGGATCAATGTCAGCATCGGAATACCGAGCACCACAAGACCGGCCGTTATCGCTTGTCCAACTTGATCGACAAATGCTTGCGGCGGATGGTAGATCTGTCCAGCTTTGACCGTGCTGTAGCCTTCGATCAGCAACATGGATGAGTACACAAACAAAAGGGTGGCAATCACCCAACTGGCGATCGTCAGTAGCTTTGAGACTTCATTTGGCATCTTGCAGGACCTGCCGGACTGCCAGCAGTCCTTGCGCGGTAGAGCTCTTTAATAGTGCACCAGCGGTAAATGCAATCACAAGTATTGTCAGCAACGCGGCAACTCGATGTGCTGGCGTCTTGGATTCATTCAGAGCAATCATCTTCAGTCAGCCTCCATGATGTGTGCGAATAGCTTGACAGTGATCTGAAATGCTTTGATCACATGCGGTTGTACGTCTTTGACAAATGCCACACTCTTGCCCCAGATAAGCGCATACTCACGCTTTCCGTTCTCGAACTCCGGAAGTCCGTCCTTGTCGAGATCATCATCAGCCGCATCAAGCTTAGCTTGGACGAATTTCAGTCCTTTAATTCCTGCAATTACAGCTTTGAACATGCTAAGCCTCCCTACGGTGTTGGTCTGACAATCATCCAGTTCACAACCGAATCGTCTTGGGCGTCATTGGACGTGATCGTGAACGAGGCACCGTTGCTGATCGTGTATTCCAGCTGCCCCTCTTCGGCTTCAGTGCCGCTCACACGGGTGATGAATATCCGGTCCCCAGTAGCAACACTGGTATTGTTGACGGTCACGGTGCCACCAGATAGGGTGGCTGTGCCCAGCATGGCGTTACTGCCCTCTTTGATTTGCAGGCCGCCGCCGGCTGTGTTGTTAGCGATGTTGCCCGTGGCGGTGACTGAACCGGCAACTGTAACTCCATTTTGCGCCGAGATTAAACTAGCAAAGAAGGACTGACCAAACACTGCGAAATTGCTTGGCACAAACCCACTCTGGTCGCCATTCCAGCTTGCGCTCATTAAATTCCACGAAGTCCCATCGCAAAAAAGCAGGAACTTGATTGGACCGTAGGTCCCCAGAGGCGCACTAAATACCGTGGTGCCACCATTATCAGCATGAAGCTTGAGGGTAAAGGTGCCGGTACAACCGGTTAGTACGCTGCCGCAAAACAACTTGCCCTTGCTTGTGGCAATGGGCGGCAGTACAACGTCGGGGTTTGCGAGGGCACCGCCAACGGTGAATACGCTCGAGTCATCGTACAAGAGTTGGTGGTTATCGGCAGTGATCGCAAGCGGAACGCTACCACCAGGCAGGGCACCGTATGCGCTACCGCCGCCACCATTGGCGACGCTGACTGGAACTGGAACGCCACCAGAGGCATAACCGCTGGCAAGCGAGGGCAGGACGGTCAGAAATGACAAAACGAAGGCTAGAAGGATCCTTACCATGCCAACACCGAGTACGTACCTGTTGCGGACGCTCCTAAGATTTTGAACGTGGTGATCGATGGTCCTTCGATAGTGACAGCGCCACCCGGTTCGACCCTGAAGTCTGCACTGGTAGCGGTACCGTCAGCAAAATCCACATACAGGATTGCTGCAGCGGGATCGGTCTTGACGATCACATGTCGGCTTGCCGCTGCCAGAGTTACGGTCGTACTAGTGTTTGGAACGCTAGCGGTGGTGTTAGTTATCGATGCCTGGGCAACACTGCCAGGAACAACAAATATGGGGTTTGTGGAGCTGAGAACGGCTCCACCTTGACTAATTTGCACAGCACTTGGAGCGGCAGCATTGCTATGCGGTGCGAATGTGCCAGTTCCCGCCGCATAAGAAGGCAATGCAATGGCAAAAGCGGCAAACAGACAAAGATATTTTGCAAACTTGTTCATTGATTTACCAAGCCATGATGTTGTAAGCGTTTGGGCCGGCAGCTGTGCCGATGACATAGAAGTCCTTAATGGGGGGACCTGTGTAAGTGAAGCTTGTGCCATTGGGGATCTTGAACATACTCGTGGTCGCAGCAGCGTTGCTCAGGTTGATATGCAAATCTGCAGCTCCTGGATCCACACCAATCACAACAGTGTTGCAGGCAATGCCTAATGCAACGGCTGTAGAAGAGTTGGGGATTGTCGCCCGCTGATTAACAATGGACTCCTGGTAAACACCAGGATACTTAGATGCATCATCTCTGCCAGCCATCTACAACCCCTCAATGGACTGCCCCATTGTCTTTGCTCAATCCAAGGGGGGCAATCAGTAGTGGCAGTGTGGTGTTAGGCTCGCGCTGCATGGATGGCAATGCGGATAAGTCTGCGCATCCACCCAAGCCCGAAGACGGAAAATGTCTTGAGGGAGATTTTGAAAAATGCTTGAGCCACAAGGTATTCAACCAATACTTTGTCGGCTGGCAAATCGTGCACAGCTTTCAATGTGCGCGGGCCAATAACCCCATCGGTCATTGAAATCTTCACGGCCTTTTGCAGCAACTTCACTGATTTGCTGTTGCCCATGTTTATCGCGCCATCGAAGACAACCAGACCGACCGGATAAGGCAGTTCATCACAACGACACACATCCCAATAATTGCGCTTGTATATCTGTCGGGCATCCTCAAGTGTCAAATTCTTGATGTCTAAATCCGGATAGGAGCGCCTGCTAATCCCAAACTTTGTCTCTCCGCCTGGGTCTTTAGGATTATCGACATAGCCGCCCTCCTCACCCACGACAATTGCAAATGCATTATTGAAATCAGTCATTACTGATGCCTCCATACAATTTGTCAGGGTTCATTTGCTTAGGCGCTTGCTTACGCATATTGCGTAGAGCCTTTTGCTGGAGCTGTTCCATCTTCGCCGTTGAAGATGTATCCACCGGCACACGGCGAGTACCCAGCATTGTCTCAAGGACAATTTCTTGCAACGAAGTTGCTTCAAGAGGTTGGCCGCCTGAGTTGAATAACACGCGCGGCGCAGGATCTCCGCCAATAGTCGTGAACGCTGTAGGCTCCCCACCCGTGGTCACTTTCGCATACAGCCGCTCAGCAAGCCTTGTCGGGGTGGGGAAAAGTGTGCGGGCCGCAAATTCCAGAAGGTTCGGACGCGGGCGTTGCTCCTTGAACTCTCCACGCATCACATCGGCAGGATCGTATTGTTTGCCGTGATAACGTAGCATGTTCGGAGAAGTGAACTCCTTGCCCGTATTCGGATTCACTGCAAAGAAGACAGCGGCAAAGATCGGAAAAATCGGATTCATCTGGCTCAGAATCGTGCTGGACTCCTCGCCCTCCAGGGGCTGCCGGAGCTGTTCAATTATTTCTCCTGGAGCGGTGTAAGGGTTCACACTGCCACCACTAACATAATAGGGAATTCCTTGCGGATTCACCTGATTGCCAATGCGGACGGCTCCCGCCTGCTTCATAGTGTCTGGCAAATCCTGGTCTTGAAAGAGCTCTGATTGCATAGCGGCAATTCGTTGGCCAATAGCAAGCTTGAACGGATGCTCCATTGGCAACATTGCTGTGTGCTTCGTGATTGCCTCGATCCAGTTCCACCACAGGAAAGTTGTGCGCAGCAATGCACGCTTCTCAGACTGCAACGCGGAGAAGTCTCCGATTGCCTTCATGATGGATTTGTTCACGTCCTGGACCGCTTCCGGAGAAGCGAAGACTTTCTGCAAGCGTTCAACCGCTTCCCCGCTAGACAGCATGCCGCGAATCGGGCCGCCTAATTCGGGAAGCTTTTCCGACAACTTCAGTGCATAGTAACCAGCTGCCACATAGCGAACTGCCCGATCGTAGATCTCCAGGCGCTTAAAGTTGAAATCAATAGTTTTCTCAATCGCCTTGCCGGCAATGCCTGGCAACAATGCATGTCCAGCATCAGCAACAAACTGCTCGCCCAGCAGATTCTCAGGCACAATCGCTTGGACCTTTTTGTCCAGGGCGAGCATGTAAGACATCAATGACACGATCGTGTCTCTTGGTCCTCTGAATTGGGTCACTCCTAACATCACAGTAGTCTGAGCAAATTGCCACTCAGGCAGAGTAAAGTTGAAGCCGAGAACATAACGGCGAGCGAAGTTAGCAAAACCAGTCAGGATACGCTCTATTTTGCCCTTTCCAGGGGTGGTTAGGCGCTCAAAGCTCTCAACCATCCAGCCAGGCAAATGAATCCTGTCTGGAGCGCTCAGGGCTGTTCCTGCGATGGTGCTCAATTCTTCATCGGTGAAAGCCTTCAAGCCGCCACCGATCCGGCCAAGGAATTCTTTGGGATAAAACTCCACTAACCCCTTAGCGGCAATCTCTGCAGGTGTCATCTTGGCGATGTCCACTTGCGCGTCAAGCATACGCTGCAGCAATACCTTCGTTGTGTTGTAGAGCTGTAGCAATTGAGCATGGCGAGCCAAGGTCACACCGCGCGAATCGGTAGAAAACTGAGCGCCCCGCTGCAGCTGCGTGCGGGCATACTCCATAGATGTCTTTTGTGTGGGCATCTCGCCTGAGATAGCAGCCCGCGCTTTATCCGCTGCCACTCGCAAGGTGTTATCAGGCAATTGGTAAGGATGAGCCAAAGTATTTTTCATCTGCGCTTCAGACAAGCGCCCTTGATAGATCGGCTCAACTCCCCGGCGATTGAGGAACCTCTGAGCATCCTTGATCAAAGCCATCAAGGCTTCTGGATTCTTGGCAATCTCCGCGAGTTCTTCGCTAGTCAAGCCGAAGGCTTTGGCTGCTGAAGCTGCTGCTGACAGCCATCTATCTTTGAATACTTGCTCCGCTGTGACAGAGCCAAGCTCTTTTAATTTCTGTGTGTCTTGGGCAATGATCGGTCTGAGCGTTTCCATGTAATCTCTGGTAGCTGGATGGATGTCCCGCTCAAAGTTGAAGCCCGGTTTGTAGTAGCGCTCAGCTGTTCCCTCCAGGAGCTGCATCAATTCCGCTTTGTCTGCCGCCGGCACAGCTTTCAATTTGCTATCAAGCAAAGCTCGAGTAGCTTGGTATGCATCTGCTGTGGCCTGAGCAACCTGGTTGCGGATGCCGGATTGCAAAGCCTGCTTGCTCAGAGGCACAGCCAGTTGCTTCGTGTATTCGTTGGTGCGCAAGAAGTCTGTCGCCTTATCGGCAAACACCTTCGCTCCGTGTCCAAGCTGGGCAGCACCCGGCACAGTCTTCAATCCTGCAGCTAACGGCTTGCCTAATTTACTGATTGGTGGAGCCGGAGCCACGTCAAAGACATCTAACGGGTGCTGTACCCAGTGCATGGCGATGTCTTCAGGATGTCCTGACAATACAGGATTCACGTAATTAGTGACGTAGTGATTGACGATGCCTCCAACAATATTGCTGGCCGTGCCTAGATCTTCTGGGCGAATAGGCGATTGCCCGTAGAAGGTTTCAAGCGCTCGTGTTTTGGCCAATGAGCCAATGACAGCAAATCCCTGTCCAAGATCCGCTACATCCTTCACCAGGTTTACCGGAATATCCCAAATATTGGTGCTCCGTTCGGGATCAATAGGTGGTAGGTATCCACCAACAGGATTATTTGCATCTGCATACAAGCTGTTGGGATCCACCATAGGACCAGCGGGTGGAGCGCCCGGCAAGCTGGGCAGTTGCGGCTGTCCTGGTTGCTGAACCCCGCCAGCACCAAACGTTTGTCCGGTCCCTGTGGTGAATGGTCCTGGCATTACTGACCACCACTTAAGCGAGCGAACTCCTCACGGCTCATCTGTCTTCTATGCAAATTCGGATCGTAAGGACCAAAGTGTGAATCGATCACAGTCACAGGGGGCGCGTTCTTCGCCCAAGCCCGTGGGTCCAACGGGTTGTAGCCCGGCATCTGCTTGGGCGCAGGAGGCGCGTTAACAGCTTGCTGCTGCTGCCACTGATACATTGGGTTTTGCTCACGCTGATCCTGTGCGAATTGCGGAAGTAACGGCTGCCTCTGCCCCTTGTTGCTGAACCCCGCCCAGCCTGCATGGTTGAGCATCTGATTCCAGCGCTTCACTGAACCATCCGCCTTAGAAACAAACTGCATGGCCAGATCGGGATCCGTCAGGGTTGCGCCCTTCTTCATCCCGCGAGCCACGGGAGTCATAGACATGTCTACTCGAGAAAGATACTTTTGATCCTCTTTCGCCATTGCCTGATTCTTAATTGCATCGTCCTTGCGCTGGATCTCGTTAAAGACTTGATCCCACTCAGACTTTATCGCCTGACCTCGTGTATCCGGAGGCTCATTCACCGGACCATAAAATTGTTCATACAGCTCTTTATTGAAGCTGTTGGCCCCATTGTTTCTCATCAAAGCATCAGCATCTATGACCTGCGGTCCTTGTTGTGGTGCCCTTATTTCCTGAACCGGACCAGGAGAATAATTGGGTTGTTGAGGCATGGGCTGAGCTGGCATCATGCCCGGATATTGCTGCATGCCCGGCTGTCCCATGTAAGGGTTGAAGTTCTGCGGATATGCGCCCACAGGAACCATGCCACCTGGAGGAGGCGGAGGAACAAGCATGTTGCCTCTCGGTATTGCCGGAGCATACTGCTGCATTTGAGGAGGTGGCGGTACTTGTTGGTAACCATTCGCGTTGATACCACCCTGCAGAATTTGCTGAGCTTGTTGAGCTGAGCCGGTTTGAATTGATGGTCCGAGATTTCGATAATAAGCCTCAATCTGGGCTGCTTGTTGCGGTGTTGCGTTCGGCGGGATAATACCCATCTGTCTGAGCTGTTGCCCGCTTAATGCCGGTTGATTCAATCCCATCTCATTGACGGTCGAAGCCTGCTGAATGTCACGGCCTCTCATCTGTTGCTCTTTCTCTGCCTGTGCATATTGAGCGTTGATGCCAGAATTATATGCATCATAGCCAGACTTGCGCGCCTCGTTAAACTTCTGATCGACATCAGCAGCAAAGGTAGTTGCATCTCTTTGCGCATCCATTTGAGCGCTCTGAGCTTGTGAAATCTCCTTGGCGATGTGCGCGTTGACGGTCGCCGCATCGACCTGTGCTTTGGACTGAGCAGCTTGCCGATCGGCAGCAGCCTTCATGATACTGTCAGCCGCTGTGTAGGCTTCCTGGACATGCTTCAGAATCGCAATACCTTCTTCGGCCGTAGCTTTGCCAAGTTCGGCTGCCGACTTTGCATCTTGAGGGATGTTGAAATACTTCTCAAGCCACGGGTTCTGAGCCACATCAGCGGCTCTCTCTGGACTGCCTTCCTTCTTCTTCAGGAATTCCTGCAACACCTGGTGCTGTTGGTAGCTGTTCAGCGATTTGCCCATTTCAGCCTGTTTCAACGCGAAAGACCCCTTCAGGACTTCCTTGAAAATGTCGTTCTCATTGATACCTTGCTGCTTCATCTGCTCGGCAGCTTCTTTCATTTGCTCGATGGCAATCTCTTTCTGGAGCTGAGCGTTTTGCTTGAATTGCTCAAGCTGCATCTGGGCTTGTCCTTGCTGTTTGGCAAGCTCCATGTTGTAATACCGCGGGCTTGCTGCCATCGCGGCATTGTTCAAGCCATGACGTAGACGATCCATTGGATGGAACCCGCCGGCAAACTTCTTCAGCGGATCAAGAAACCCAGGATGGTCCCCAGGGTTGCTGCCTGGTCCGCCCGGCAAAGGTTGTGAGCCATGCGGCTGTTGCTGGTTGCCACCCTGAGGAGCACCAGCAGGAGCAGGCACCGGTTGTGCTCTGCTTCCGCCAGCATAGCTAGGTGGAGGCATTCCGCGGTCGCGTTCGTAGGATCCAGGACCATGCTGCTGATCATATTCATACGCCGCATCAAGCGGATCCTTTGGAACAGGCGCGCCACCTTGTTGCGTTCGATTGGCATAATCGCGCATAGCTCTTTCAACCGCCCCCTCTTCCTTCGGCGGCAATGGCTGTCCATTTCCGTTATAGGGCACAGAGCCATTGGTGCCAGGAGCAATCACGCCATCTACGCCACCATTGCGTCCTACTGAATAACCGGGCAGGAAATCGCGAGGTGGTTCAACCGCATACCCCAAGCTTTCTGGACTCGCCATTGGTGCAAAGGGTTGAGGCTGTAAAGGTTGCGGAGCCTGCGCGATGGGTGGAAGGTTCGGTTGCTGCACAATCTCCATGCCACCAGGAAACCCGGCCAGCGCTCTGAGATCAACAGCCGCCTGCTTGTTTTCCACGTTGTTGTTGGTGACAGCAGTGTTATTGATGTTGTTGTTTTGGGTGTTGTTGGTTGGATTTGTCACCACAACGGGGGGCGAATATACAGGAGCGGGCGAGTTGTATGTGATGTTGGTTGGTGAAGGCGCGTACGATGGGGTTGACGGAATGCCTGGATTGTAGACTTGTAATGACGCCCCACCATACAACGGCGCAACAGGTGCAGGAGCCGGAGCAGGTGCATACAAGCCTTGCCCGGCCACATAGCCGCCAGTCTGCTGAGGCTTGCCTGGCACGTAAGCCGTGCTAGATACCTTGCCTGGAATATACGTCTCGCCTGCCATGTTCTAACTCTCCGGATTGTAGCTGCCCATAAATGTAGGACCTGGTGGACTGTAAATGTACTGGGGACCGCGTTGATAACCGTCTGGATATTGAATGAATCCGTTTGGAAGATACTTCGGCATGTTGTTGCCGTACTGCGGCGGCATCGGTCCACTTGGATCATATTGAGGCACAAGCGGCCCACCCATTTCGATCCAACCGGATCCGCCTCCGGCAGGCGCCGGAGCTTGCGGAGTGTATGGAGCCGCTCCGCCTCCGCCGCTTCCAATAATATGTCCTGTTGCAGACATAGTTGGTGGTATTGGTCCAATGAAAGATCCGTTGTAGTTGTTGGCACCACTGGTCCCGACATAACCAGTACCACCTAATGCCTTCCCGTACTCGGAAGCATTGGGCGCTAGTGGTCCTTGCATTTGCGGCGTGCTGCCATCTGGATCAATCCAAATATATGAAGAGTCATCCTCGTATCCGCCCGCCCCACCACCTCCAGATGTCGTAAACAAGCCAGCAGTGATGCCGGGTCCATAGTCCTGCCAATAGCGCCCGGAATTCATGCTGTCCAACACCCACTGCGGCTGATAGATTTGAGGGAAGCCGGAATTGATAACGCCTCCCGGCTTATCGAGCTGATACATTCCTCTAGTTTGATCGGCAATCTGCCCCCAGCGATCAGACAACAACTTGCCTTGCAGGTAATGGCTGGTGTTCTGATAAGCCACACCCGGAAACGAATTCTTCAGATACTGCTCATTCAGTCTCTGCCTTTGTAGCTCTGCTCCTTCCATCTGATAGGCAAGTTGCGAGTACATGCTATTACCACCACTCGGACCGGCCCCGCCGCCAGTTCCAGGTTGGCGCAAAGCGCCATACAGCTGCATACTTGCGCCCATTGCAGGCTGCTGGGGTGCCGGCATGTAGGATTGATTGATATTAAATGTCGGCGCGTCAGGATAACTTACCTTGCCGTCAAAGTATTGAGCCGGTGCCGCTTGAGCCCAGTTCATAGCTGGAATATTCACGACTGCATTAGAGCCGCCCATGTTTGGCATCTGGGTTGCCTGGTTTGTGGCACCCTTTCTGTACTGATCTAAAACACCAGGATTTTGTTGTGCATACTGCAAGTAACCGCGCACCACATTGGCGACATCCGCGGGTAGCTCGGTCGGAATTCCTGGAATCCCTGTGGGCAGCGTTCCGCCACTAGAGGAGCCGCCACCTGGCACACTCCCGCCACCACTTCCAGACCCAGGCAGATTGCCGCTACCGGAAGACTTCGGGAAACACGCCTGCCAAAAATGGCAGAGCCACTTCCAGCAGACCTCCTGCATCAAAGCGTTTAGTGTTCTGACTGAAGTCCGTATTTGTTGCTTGGTTTGTCAGCGTGTTCGCTGTGCTGGTGGTCGATCCAAGACTAGCTTGATCCTGCGATGTCCCGACTGGACGCATGGCAAATTGCCAAGCCTGATTGAACGCATTGAGCGCATTGCCCTGCCCCTGCTGAGCGGCCTGAGCCGCTAAGCCAAGATTCATCTCTTGCCGGCGGGCATCTGACACCGCAGAGCCCGGACCAAACTTGGCATTGATCCTGGGGAGTTCATACCGGTCGAAGTTGTAATTCGCCCACTCTGCAACCGCAGGATTGGGCTGATTAAACGCTGGAGGAGTATAACCCTGCAACATGTTCATTGCGAACTGTCCGGCCATACCCTGAAGGGCTTGTTGTTGCGGAGTGAAGATGTCGCTGCGCAATTGATTCTGATTCTGCATCTGTGTGCCAGCAGCAGTCTGCTGTTGGTTCGCTAGCGTGGTGCTCTGCTGGCTGCCAGTTGTGGTGCTTGTGTCAAAGATGCTCATGGTTGAACGGTATCCAAATGGTGGATAGGGTTCAATCTGTATTGGTGGACTGCCCTTAAGGTAGTGTTATGTTGTTGTCGGTAGCGTGTGCTTGGATAGCGGAAACCTGTCCAGCGGTAAGGGAAGCTTTGAGCTGAGTCCAGATAGCTAAGGCTAGTTGCTTCTCCCCGCGCATATACCAAAGACCCATCACATTGATCGCCAACCTGGAATTTGCAGGAATGTTAACGTCTGCCGTGCAATCAACAATGAAGGACTTTGGCGCTGGATCAGGCGTATCAAGCCAGTCGAACGCACTCGCCATGGCTTGCGCATCGTTGCGCTGTTGCGTCGTTGCAGACGGCTTAAAGTCAATACGGCAAGATGGTCCAGAGCCACTCACCCCATCAATTGGAATCCCCGCTTGTCGCAAGGAGGTATCAAATCTTTGTAACGCGGTATCCGCTAAAGCCGTTGGGGCTAACAGCAACGCCGCAGTTAATAGAATTACGCGTTTCATGGATTTATTGTCCCTGTCAGATAAGTATTTGGTTGCGCCTCACCGTTGTCACCCTCGAAACCGCCATTGGCCGCACCTTTTTCCAATCCCGAAATGAAGTGATATCCAACCGCTGGAGTGTACACGTTGCTGTTCGTAGCTGAGATTTGATAACTAGCGCCACCAAGAGTAACAGCCTGCCCAATATCTGGTGTAGTGGTTGAATCCATTGCCAATCCACTCCAAATCGTAGTTGCAGCGCCATTGCCGAACATCCCGCTTACAAAGGATGCATTAACAGCGCTCCCTGCGTGGCCGATGATGAAATCAACACGGTTGCCTGTCCCCGGTGTTGATGTGTTATTACTCGCTCTCCAAGTCCCGGTGGTATATGACCATGTGTTTGTTGCATCAGTCCCATACAGCCGCCTGGACACCCGGTTGTGCATATTCCACACGAGTCTGCGCGCTGCGCTATCTTCGGTCTGCCCAGAAACACCAGTCGTGCGAAAACTGCCGACATACCGGCGTTCCGTCGCGCCTGTCTTGAAGCAGCAGATGCCGTTAACTGTTGTAAGTGCGGTAGCCCGGGTGGTGTCATTTGTCCAGGCAACTGCCTCGCCCGTCACTCCGGACGAATCGAACAAAAAGACATCGTACATCGTGTTGGTGGTGGCGGGAACGTTGATGCTGATTTCAGAGTATGTCTTTAAAGCAAAGCCCGTAGAGCCGTCGTAAAGTGAAACTAAATTAGAAGTGTAAGGCGTGTACTTAACAGCGGTCGCCCCAGTGACATCGCTGCTGGTGACCGGAGTATTACTCGTGAGCGATAATCTGCCACCCATAATCGCAGACATGTCGATCCATGTTGGAGCCCCGGTGCCACCACTGAGCGGAATTTGTCCAGCAACGCCGGCACTTTGGATAGCCATCCCGGCTGCACCCGAATAAACTAAGCCACCCTGTGCAGCGGTTAAGTTGGCGCCTGTACCACCCGTGCTCAATGCCATTGGTGTCGCCGGCGTTATGACATCACATTTCAAATTCTTGTAGCTGCTATCTCCAGCATTGCGAACCGCTAGGGTGTTCGCATCCTCCCGCTTGAGCAACATATCGACAGCAGACGCGCCACCGGCGCCAAACTTAATACCACCGTCAGAAGTTAGGGCAACCCTCGGATTGGCATCGCCGGTTATCCCTGTGTAGATAGTGTTGTTGCCTGTTGCCATCAACGCAGACAGCACTCCCGTCAGCGCAACAGTTACTCCCGTAAATGTGCCAGTTGATGTGAGGTTTACTCCGGTAAAGGTTCCAGTCGCTGTGATGTCCCCTACAGCTAAATGCCGATCAGCATTGTCTGCCGCATTCCGAATACTCAACGTTGTCGAGTTGGAGCGCTTCAGCATGACATCAAGCGCGGAAGCAGACCCTGCACCAAACTTGATAAATCCATCGGAAGTTAGTGCGACTCGCGGTACTGTGTCGCCGGTTGTGCCAGCGGTAAAACAGTTCGCCAGCGCGGCTCTGAGAATCGGATACTCAAGCGTGGTATCAAGTTTGGTCGGCGCAATCGCTGCACCAGTCTTGATGTTCACATTGGATATCGTTGTGAAGCCGTTGTATAACGTTGAGAAGCGGGTATTCTGTGTTGCCGCCGTGATTGGCTGCCCCGCAACCCATGTATAGGGATCTGTGACGACATCCGCCATCGCAGTTTGAGTGGCGCACAAAAACGCCATGACCCAAGCGAACGCTAATTTCAACTTATTCACAGCGCCTCATCCCCCTCTCCTGGTACTTCAGTGTCAGCCCGTTCAATTTGAAATAACGCTGAGCTACTGTTTGTTCAATCTTGATCTGAACATTCTTGCCATACAATGCGCCTGTAAAGCCATTAACGCCAGTGCGCTTCACCGTCAACCGCTTACTGTAATTAGGATAATTCACAACAAGCGTATCACCATAAACGCCACCACCGTCATACGTGTCCACGTCATAACGCGCTGGCAACCCCGCCGGCAAGGTATTCGTTTTAGTCACCACACAAGACTGTCCTTCGCCATTCTTCACTGTCAAAGTGGCCTGAACGGTTCCTGAGTCCGTGGAATAATCCAGCCACAACCAGCGAAACCGCTTAGTCTTTCTCGGATCACCCTGGTTTGTATATTGATCTCCAGGGGGTCCCTTAATGTACGGCGTAAGCCAATAAGCATCAATGCGTGTACCGTTATCATCTAAGCCGACATCGACTTGAGCCAGGTGGACATCTCCATCGCTGTTTTGAGTTGTGACACAAAAAAGCAACTTCTGCTTTAGTGCGTCTTCCCCTTCAATTAAAATGCCGGATGGCCAACCTTCCATTGGCCACCATGAGCGCAAGTTGTAGTCGAAGCAATACTGCCTATTGCCCGCAACATCCAAAACATACATAAAAGGCTTAGTATGCCTGGCTGCCGAAAAGCGGGCATTAAGATCCAAAGCTATTTGATCTGTGACCCAATCAGCCAAATCTTTCCTGATATGTTCGGAAATAATTCGCGCTGTTGTGCCGTTCGTTTCATAAACAGCTTTGTCCGTGCCCAGAAAAACCACCGTACCATAGCTTCCCTGTTCGCCCACTGGACCCGGAAGAAACGCCATAGTCCGTCCGTCCAATACGCCGCCGGCAACACCATTAACAATCCGCTCTTCCCACTCGCCCAAAGCGCCCGTCATGGCATAAATACCCATCTTGGTCTTGCCAATCAGAGTTGTCTGAACCGGAGTCAATGAGTCGGTAGCGATCGACATGGGCTGAATACAATTGATTCGCCCACCAGCTCCCTTGCCCACATTATGGATCGACGCACCCAGCCAAATTGAAGGAAAGTCCGGATCGCTCCAGCGCGCCGCATGAGGCTCTTCCGTCCCCGAAACATAGGTGTCACCACCAACAAGGCTCCCATTAATCAAAGCCAACACATTGCAAGCGGGCGCAGGTATCCTTCCAACTGCCGCTGAATATCCAATCGCCGCATCGGTGTTCGTGGCCGGATTATATTCTCTGATGCCCACCTGATTAACACCATACAGGGTTAATCCGTCCGAATAGTAAAGAATCCCATCACGAGCAACCGCTGCCACTCTACGCCCAGCAGCATAAACACCAGAAGCAATGAGTGTCCATGGATCGGTATTGCCGCTATACATGTTGCCATTTTGCCAAATGATCTTGTGGCGATCGTCATTCTCATCATCCATATAGATGGCGCCATCGGCATCAACGGAAGACACCGGAGAAGTAGACTCCTCTTGCCAGCCGTCTCGCTGCAAGAGTTCTCCACCTTTCAGTCCTTTAAAATTCCTGCACCGCGGACTTGCGTTTAGAGGCAGATCGGCAGGATCTACCTCGGAAATTTGTCCACGCGAAAAATCGCCAATGTGGACATCGATGAAAGTATCATCGCCAATATTCTCAATCGCCGCATTGCCACCCATTAGTCCAAAACAATCCTGTGCCCGCCATCAATCGGATAGCCTTCCCATTGACTCTCCTTCCGTGGACGCATCTTCAAATGTCCAACTTCTCCAGCCTGAGCCATGTACTGGTGAAGCTTCGTGCTCATATCATTGAACACCTCATACCAATACTTCGCCTCACCCATGAAACGCTCTTTCTCGCTGGCTTTGGCAATCGCATATGCCACCACGCCATCACGAAAATCCTCAGGTACAAGACACTTGTCCCCCGGATTCCTCATCCGCGGATGACTCAACATGCATTCAATAGTAATAGTCCGTCCTGCCGTGTCAGGCGCCGGCAATAATCCCAACACCGTCCGATAGTCCTGTTCATCTTCAGCATTGATCTTGGTCAGTTCCTGAGCGCTCGTCGTAGCGTTCTGGTTCATCAGATAGCTAACATATGGCTTGATGTAATACTGCCGGACAAGATTCGATGTCTGCACCTTGCCGGTCTGCACACCTGAAAGATCCTGCAACTTCTCCAATGGGTAAGGCAGATTGCCATCAAAATAAGTAACGCTGAAGATGTCCAGCGGACTGATCTTCAGCGGATACTCAGATTGATTTGCAATTGTTACTTCTTGGTATGGGTAGCGCAGTACTCCTGCACCACGGCACATCAAGTTGGCACCCTTGTTGAGCTGCCGAATTAGAAACCGGTCGCTCCACAGATCCTCTTCGTCTTCTTCGAGAAGCTCACGCGTCTCTTCTAAAAGACCCTGGAGGTCATCCAGCATCCCTGCATCGGACACAAGAAGACCTCCTTAATCATTTAGAGCAGAGCAACGATCTTCGCCAAAGTCCCACCAGAGGAGTTGGCTTCAATCGCTTGTGATCTCATCGGCGCCACATCAGTGTTGGCCGGTTTAGCCAATGTGCCACTTGCTCCAGCGGCCAACGGATCGTTAGCGGCAACACCATTAGCAACTAGAGTGGATGCCTTGCCGTGGCGAGTAATCCAGCCGTAGTCTCCTGAGGCAATCGCTGTTTCAGCCGTCCCGAAAACGTGATCAGTTACAGCCGCAGTCTTCTTCACTTTCAAACAAGTGGTGACAGCAGTGTCAATCTGAACCGCTTCATTTACCAAAATTGCGGCGCCCGCTTGCATCAACACATAAGTGTTGTCTTTGTTTCGTCTAACCATGCCAGCGAAGAGATTGGGCGGCAACGTTGTATAGGTTGCCGTCAATGCCCCGAAGCTGCCGTTAGTTTCGTGTCCTGCAAAAGCCATTTCAATGATCTCCTTAAACTAGGCAGCAGTACAGCCGGTGAGCACGCCCTGCATTCTTGGCGAGGAGCAGGTCATGTTGCCATCCCAAAAGATGTACTTGATTGCAATGCGCTGTCTGCTCGGCACGCGGAGCGGAGTTTGAACGAAATCCGAAGATTTCGACGGACGCCAGAACAGATACTTCGTGTTCAAGAAGTAGATCTTGCCTGCATCGTCGATGTTCTGATCCGGTACGCATGGCACACCGTTCAACATGATGAAGCGGAAGCCAGCCTTGTAGACATCAGAGTCGCCAGCGGTAATACGCTCGTTAGCTTGGAGCAAGCTCCAGAGCTTCGCAAAGATCGAAGGATGCATCACAATCAGGTCAGGCGCTTCATCACCCACACTGCACAAAGTGAACATCTGGTTCATCTTGTTGATGTCGATAACGGTTGAAGCGTTGCTGAAGTTGTAAGCACCGGTCCATCTTGTAACCGCGCCGGCATTCACTGCAACAGATTGGCCATTCCACCAGGCATTGCCCGTAAATGAGGACTTCGGCCCGGTTGAAGAAGATCGGCTGATGTTGCCGTAACTTCCAGGACTCGGGTTGGCATTGTGCGTGATGATCGCGGACAAGCCATCTAGCGTCTTAGCACCATGAAGCGAGTTGTTGGATCCATCGCCGTAAATCTCTTGTCCCATGGTGTCCTTCAAGGACATCAGGGCGTTTTGAGCGACGGTTTCAGCAAGATCCGCAACTTCTTCGGCGCCCATATTCTTGAGCTTGTCGGTTTCTGCGTAAACAATCGGGCACTGGTAGTAAGCCCAGTTGTGCTCTGCCTTCGTGACAATTTCCGGCTGTCCGGCAGGCAGAGTTGCGAAGCCGCCCTGCCAGGCGCCCGCCTCCGAGTTTCGTGCATACATGATCGGCTGCTGAATCTTGCTGCCGCTTGCGAACTTCTTACGCTTCAGCAGTCTCATCAACAGCGCGGAAGACGTGAAAAATTGATCAATCACATCGGGAACGATCATTTCCCGTGTGAGAGTTTCTAGCGTTGTATATGGGACTGCCATTTATCCTCTCTCCTAAGCCAAGCCGTGCTCGCGAATGAATTGCGTGATCCGGCCGCCCAATCCGCTGAAGCCCCTTTCGCCTGGCTCACGCTTCGGCTTCGGAGGCTCCTGGAATGGGGCGCTTCCGGTTGGAACGCCCTTTACTTTTGAAAGTTCTTCTTGTTGTTTAGCGATCTGCTGTTGCCGTGTCTCGAAGTCCAACAACTGTTGTCTAAGCTTCGGAGCTTCCAGCAAATTCATCTGAGTCTCGAAGACATCTACAAAACTGCCGCGAATCTGCTTGCCATCGGCAAGCGCCTGAAGCGCTGCATCCTTGATAGCCTTACGCCATTCAGGCGAAACTACAGAGTCCGCCTTCTCGCCAAACTTCTGTCTAAAGGCCGCTTCGGAACGATTAAAGTCTTCCTCGAGAAAACGCTGCTCAACAGAGACAAGCCTTTGATTGGTAGCGCGGTTGAACTGCGCAAGAATGTCTGATGTGACAATCTGCGGATCTTGTTGTTGTTGGCCGTAGATCCCGCTTTGCACATTCGGTTGATACTCATATTGAGGTTGGCGCTGTTGCGGTTGCTGATACCGCATCATTTGAATCTCGGCAGCCAACGCCTGCTGATTAGCAGCCATCTGCTTCAGCATTTCCAACATCGGATCAGAACTGGCAGCCGGCGGCAATGGCTCTGGCTGCGGAATAGGCTCTGGTTCCGGTTGGGGGTGTGGCGCCGGAGTCGGCTCATCACCTACAGCCGGCTCCACGTCTTCCTTGGAGGAAGCCTCTTCCGACTTGTTTCCGGTCGGGTAAACCTCATCATATATGCCAGATTGTGGCTCTTCTTCCACAAGCTGCATAATTCGTTCTCGATCTAATTTGATCTCTGAAACCATTACATTCTGACTCCCTGTCCAAGTCCCCCCAGAGCTGAGCCGCCCTGATTGCCCGCCATTAGCTGCATTTGCATTTGCTGCACACGCCCTTGCTTCATGTCTTCAAGTTGTTTGCAAATCTGCAACGGCTTTGGCGGGAGCTGTTGCAATTGCGCGATCATCTGCATAACGCCGCTTATCTCTTGCTCTCCGCCCACAACACGCAAAAGGTTTTCCAAATCCATCAACGCTTTCACGGAAGCATTGATACCTTCAGACAAATCTTGTGCAGTCCGGCGAACAGCAGCACATGCAGTATCGAAGCCATAAACAGTAGGATCGTGCGGTCCTTGCAATCCGGCAGGATTGTTGGCACTGGGTGGTTGACCCATGGCCAAATCTCGCAGATTCACTTGTGCGCCCATTGTGTTCACGTGGCTTATCCCGCACAGATACGCGCTCTTGCGCATTTCGAGCGGATACTAACACCGGCTAAAAGTGCTAAACAATGAGTGGTGGCTGTGTGCCACCATGTCGCCACGCAAGTGAATTAAGAGCGGCTACCTATTGCCACTACCTTGATTTGAATGGTGGCACTGCCTGAAGGATTGGTGAAATAGAGAGTGGGCGGAGTCGCCGCGCCGTTGTTCACAATCGCACAGCCGTTGGTTGTCACCGTGAACTTATTAGCGTTTGTAGTGTTAGGTCCCCAAAGGAATCCCGAAGCCGCGCTGCTAACATCTTGCACTGCAAAATATCTGCAGCTGTCCAACTTTGTCGATAAATCTACAGTGGTACTCGTGCTGGCCGCCAGCTCAATCAATTCCTCATATTGGGCATTGTCGGTTGTAGTACTTGCCTCATCGAAATCCAGAAGCTTTCTGTCTCTGCCGACAGTCCCGCGCCCAAGATAAAAGCTCGCATTGACTCGCTCCGCTGTTGGCGCTGTGGCATAAACGCCAAGCCCAACAAAGAACAAAAGCAATGTGGCTAAAATTCTATTTCTCATACATTCGGCACCTTTGAAGCTGGACCGCGGCTAACGCTGCCATCCTTGATTCCCATCTGCGCAAGCTGCACCAACCATTGACGCTTCCGCTGAACCACATCTTCCGGATTCGGCCAACGCAATGTCTTGAGCAATTCAATATCGTCGATCGCCCGCATCTTATATAGTTCGGCCGCGCGTTGCTGAGTAGACACTTCAGCCCCTGCAGTGTTGCCAGCTTCAACGCCGATATCCCAATCACTCTTGATTAGAGTGTTGTCCCACTTATACTTCTTGTCCTGTCCAAGCGGATCCTTGATCGTGAATTCAACAGGCACCGTGTAGAACTGTCTGATGTTTTGAATGATCTGATGTCCAAGTTGCTTGGTAGCCTCTTTGTCTAATTCCTGCTCCAGTAACACGCGTTTCAACGCCGCACCCTGCAAACCTTGCACGGTATCCGCGGCCAACTGCGCGCCCTCTTGCAAATCTCCACGCGAAACATTGTTGACACCCAGCACCTGATCAAAGATGTTCTTCAGCTTGTCAAACATCATGAACACGCTTTGAGGCAAATCGCTTGGGGGTATCCGCGCCACGCGCGAGTTCGGCTTGACCAAGAAGATTTGATCGGGCTCCCAAGACAAATTCTTGTATTGCTCTGGTTTTAGGAACGCGTTCCAATCCACCGCCCACGGACTATTCATCCAAGCACGACAATTGTCATAAGCTTCTTTTAGAAGCGGCGCCATCCAACGATCAACCAGATCGAGCAGTTCAATTGGACTGTAGGAAAATAGTTGGTCGCGCACACCTTTCTGATATGCCACCAACGGAACCGTGCCATGATTGAAGGGATTGGGTCCGTCCTGAAGCATGACGCCATTGCAGGCAACCATCAATCTACCCTTCGGATAACGCTCATCCCATCTGGTAACTTCGCTGCCATCAGGATTGAATATTGGATCGCCGTCTTTGTTTGCTGGCACTTGTCTTACTCGAGCATCAAACAAATAACATTCCAAAACGATATGCCGATCGCGCCCACCAAGAGCAAGCGATGATCTATTGAAGGGACTCTCTACTCTGCCGCCATTTACTTGAGCCGCTTCCGGTTGTTCAAGCGCTCTGGCTCCAGCCTTACCGCCGGGCTTAACTTTCCAACCTTTGGTTGGCCATTTCCGAATAATGTCTGATCGATCCATTGGCCGCGCAATGATGCAGTACTTCATGCGCTTGAAGTCCCACGAATCTGCATATGCATCCGGCCACACATACCGCGGATCGATTCGGTTGATTATGTGCTCCCCGTTGTTGTCGAACATTCCAGCGCGGAACGCATCAACAACAGGATTGAGAAAGCCGATCCCGAATTTCAATTGATCGAGTCCAATCCTCAGCCTTAAAAGGTTGTACAAGTTGGCATCGAGAATCTGGCTAAGCATTGCGTTGCAAGCTGCAGCCGCTTCATTCAACGCTTGCTGCCGGCTGTTAGCTGTCGGGCGCAAGGGATCCTGATGTCTAACTGCCAAAAATTCCTCGATGGCCGGCGCCAAAATTGGCAGCCTTCCACGCGAGGAATTCCGGTAATCGATGAACTCATCGATCAAGTGTTCCAGCTCTACAAGCTTATCAGCTCGCTTCCAACGATACTTCTTGGGTCCCCATTTCTGAACGGATTCTTCGTAAAGTTCCTCAACCACGCGCGCATTGTGATCTTCCCAAGCTTGCTCGGTTTGAAATCCGTCCTCGAACCAAGCAGGAACCGCTTGCCTCAATACCTGCGGAACAAGCGTTAAACTGCTTAGTTCGATCGGATCTACTGCCATTAGCTCCTGAAGACCCCGCCATAGAAGTATTGATCCATAGCCGCGCGCATTTCAGCTCCAGCGGAGATGTCTTCCATCTGCTCTTCCGTTTCCCGTTCTTCTGGTGTTACCACCTTCTGCAACTTCACGGTGCCGTCAGGCTTCTTCGCCATTCTAAACACGCCACTCTCAATATTGGGTGGTGGTGCCGCTTCGCGCTTTTCCTGCACCCATCGGTAGATTATGGAGCCGGCTATCAACCAGGTCCAGAAGTTGGCACAAGCCACCACTAGATTGATGACACATGCGATAGTCAATGCTTCCATCATGACCAAACAATGGTGCCAAGTGGAAACTTCTTCTGATGGATTGGCAGATCTACATCTTTGATGAATTCAATACACGTCTCCACCAGCTTTGCAAAAGCTGGCGCGTGCTTCATATCGAACCACTGATAGAAGTAGTACCAGGAATCCTCAACTGACTGATCTTTCTTATCGTCATGAACACTGACTGTGAGACAAACAGCATGAACAGCGGGATCCCCTTTGACAGGGAACAGCTCTTTCACGCGGCCAATCTCTATAATCAGCGTCTTCTTTAAGTCTGCACAGCGAAGCTGGTTGCCGTTGCGATCAATCACCTGAGCGCCAAGAGTTTCGGCTACGGAATTCCGCAACGCCTCCTTCTCGGCATCCGTCAAGTAATTCTCACCCAGTTGTGTGTTCACAGTTGCCATCCCTCCAAGCCGTTTTTCACCCCATACACAAAAGCGTTCTGAGCGCTGCAATTCGCCCCGCGTCCTTTATCCTGCAGCACATCGAAAACCGAAAACTCCAAAAGCTCGATCAGCCGGCGGTTGTTAATCTCGCCTTCGTTGTCGTGCGCCGGTTTGCGATCTTCCGGAACGCCGTCGAGCTTGAACCGTCCTTGACGCACCATATGCCAAATCTCCTGGCGAAGCAGGTCAACCACATCCACGCCGCGACACTTCGCCACCTGGAATAACCGCACAATCGCTTCTTCACCCAGAACCGGGTAAAGATAGAACATGGCAATCTTGAGATGATCGCCACGCTTCTTCAAGCGATCGCCGGAGTAGATATCATCCGGCTCATCTACTTTCTTGACGCGCATCTTTGGCTCGGGAATAAACGCCTGGACCGCATCACCAAGAGCCCGCTTCAGATCGACGGATAGCGTCTGTGCATTTGGAAACACACTCAGCAAATCCGGAATTAACGATTGCTTGTCCGATGGAGCCACCGGATCTTCAGTGTTCATGAACGCCATCAAGTCGGCATCCACCCCGCTTACCGGAGCCTTCTTCATTCCTAAACTTTCCATCAGTCCCGGAGTAGGCGCTTCATCCTCCTCATCGCCGGCATCCCCATACTCTGCCGCGATCAAAGCGTTAGCTCGCTCCTCATGCGTCATGTCTTTCAACTCGCTTGCGCTCACTGTTTTCTTGCTCATGATTTCCTCCTAAGCAACGTCATCCCCATACTCGGTGAACTCTTCGCCGTTCATATATCTCTTGAACTCATCCAAGTGAGTTGCATGATCAACGTTTGGGCTTTGTCTCGCCTCCCGTTCTTCCTTCTCGGACTTTTCATGGCGCTTCTCCACTGGATCGCCCAATCCAATCTCAAGCTCTTGATGGCACACGCCCAACGCGATCAAATGCGCCATCACTAAATCGTCTTCCGTGCCGGAGGCCGCTTTAAGCTGTAAATGCTGATGAGTGAATGTCAGATACTGAGACAACATGTGCGTGCTCGGCAAAGCCTGCGCCAAGCGCTTCATGTCGTCTTTGTATGCGGAGATCATCTTGCGGCCAAGTTGCACAATCCATGGTTTGGTTTGGAAATTCGTATCCCAACCCAGAGTCTGTGTTTCTTCCCATCCAGCCGGCGTCTGCCGGCGCTTCTGGTAGTTGTTTCGGTAAGACTTGTTCATTTCAGAAAGCACAGCCACACCTGTGTTCTGTTTCTCAACTGCAACAAGTGCAACGTTGTAGAGCTCGCCCAACTTCTGCAAATAATCCGCCAGTGCTTCAGGCGCGATCTTGCCGTGCAAGACTGCGCACACGTCCATGGTTTCCAAATCAAGAATTACAGCCGCTGTTGGATTACCCTTCTCCGTGCCTTCGGCAGAGTCGGCGCCGATTACATAACGACGGTTCGGCTTGGGCTCTCGCCACACCTCGAGGTAAACATCAACACCCCGGCGTAGATCCTCGTTCGGAACCAAATCATCCCACTGTACAGTTGCCTCAATTGGTGGCTCATAAAGCTTGCCGGGGTTCACATGTCCCAGCACCATGTTGAGAACTTCCAGATCAAACACCGGAGATCCGGAGGCAATAAACGCTTCTTTTGGATCACACGGGAACGCCTCCTGCATCTTCAACAGTTGGCCTTTGAACTTCTTGTTCAATGTAAGCCAGTACCAATGCAGCTGTTCAGGCGTGAGCTTATACCGCCGCATTCGCTCTTTAAGCTTGTCATCAGCGAATGTCTTCATGAATTCTGCGCGCAGTCGCTTGCAAGTGCTGCACGCGTCGCGAATTGCCCGGAGCTTGCCCCACTCTAGTTCGTAACGCTGGCAAGCCTCATCTTCATCATGCTTGTGAAACCCGCGCTCATAATAAGGATCCTCGTACCACTTAAGAAAGAACCCGGCCCAGCCATCCAGACCCTTCTCTGACATCAGCCAATACTTGTGGGATTCATCAGCCGTGCCGTTGGCTGTTGTCTCCAGCACCAACATGATGTCCCAGAAGTTCTCCGGCAATGCTGGCAAGCCCGCCTCTAAAACCGCATCAAGAGAGCCGCCATTCTTGGCAATGTAGGCAGCTTCGGTAAATATCCATGTGTGGAGAGTATCGCCCCGTGGACCTTCTCCATCTCCCGCAGATGCACAACTGATACCGCTGTTGATATCAGGAAACCACAGTTCGTGCTTGTTCATGGTGTCTACTTCAGGACGGTAGACGACCGGGACCTGATAATAGAACTGCTTCTGAAATCTGAACGTCTTGGCCGCGCGGTCCTTTCTGTGCGCGGACAAGTGGGCAACATGGTTCTCTCTGGAAACCGTCCGTGTGAACGCTTTCGCCGAAAAATATGTAGTGCTGCCGGCTTGTCTGTACTTCAGAATGAACCAAAAAATCTGCAGCATCAGGCGCTGAGCTTCGTTGTATGCCCATTCAAGCTTCCACTGCGGGGGATTCAGCTTGAAGCCCGTCATGCGGGAATCCTTGGTCTTAATCTTCAGAACCTTTTCCTGGAAGACCACTTCATGCGCGCGCACATCAGCCCAGAACTGTTGCCACTCCTGTCTTTTTGTACGGCCCATGTCAGGTTCTGGAAGAAACATCACTTACCAAAGAGAGACTCGCGCAACTTCTGCATCTCTTTGACTTCGGCAGATGTGCCGGCCCGCTCTGAAGCAGACTTGCCAAAAGTGCCCGATTGCAATTTCTCAAGCAAGAACTTCGCCATGGCGGAATTCTCTTTCTCGATGGCTTGTTGAAATGCGGTTGTCTCGATCTGCAGTAACTGCACTTCCCGGCTGCTCTGCAAGAGCGCACGGAAAGAAGTATTCGCCTGGTCATTCGTCTTGAACAGTGCAAATATCTCGATCAAGAGATTCTTCTTGGACAGGTTGTCACCGCCGATAACATCGGCAAGCGCATTGACATCACAGCCGCAAGCCTTGATGTCCGCTAGGACCTGCATGACTCCGGGAAGTTGCCATGCACAAGTGTCATTCCCGGGAGAGTTTGGAGGTAGGTAGCGTTCTTCAAAGTTTCGATCATGACGGAGTTCTTGAGCCAACTCAGGCTGTCCGCTAGATCCAGCAGATTGTGCGTGAACTCCCGTTTTGCCTGACACCATGTCTCCACCGCTCCCATAAATTTCAGCCTCGCGGCTCTAGACCGCTCAAGCAATTCTTCATTCCTGGTCATCTTCATCTTCCAAATGTTTGAAGCGCTCAATTCGTTCCTCTGATCCGAAGATCGAACCGGTCACACCCTTGGCTCTCTGGCTCTTGATGTAGTCGATGATTCGACTCTCAACCAGTTTGTGCTCACTTTGCTTCTGGTCGTCCCACCATCTATCCGGTAGGAGCAACGTCTTCCGGCTTGGGAAAAACACTTCCTTGGCGCACGGTTCGCACATGTAATGCATGATCGTGGCGTTCTCTTCGATCTTTAATTCCGGGTGTGCATCCCGAAATATGAACATCCCGCGCGCCTTCCCCGTTGTTGCTGGCACATCATTACCCTTCTCGGGTGGACAATATGGGCAAAATTCCGGAGGCAGTTCCTTGGCCAGATTCTTTGGCTTCTCGGAATGAACCTTCTTAAGCTCCGCTTCCGACGGGGCAAAGCCCACATCTTTGGGACTTGGCGGCAATGGCTTTTTTGTCAGCCGGTCAACTTCACTCTGCCAATGAGAGTAAGGATTCTTCTTGTCCGGATCGTTGAAAAGCAACAAGTTGTGTTTTTGTTTAGGCTGTTCAAGAACCCGTGACACCGCACCCGGCGTTACATTCACCGTTGCTGTGCTGTTACGAGCTCGCTTCTTAGCCACCGATTACGCGACCCCGCGCTTTGAAGAATTCAATCAGCGCTTCCCTGACAATCTCGCTCTCGTTGCCGATCACCCCGCGCAATTCGTCACGCTTCTGGCTCTCCTCGCTCAGCATTTGCTTCAACTCCAAGCTGACAATCGCTGTCACTCGGACTCTTGCCTGCCGCCTGGGCCGCTGTTTCGCAGGCGCTTTGCGCATCTCTCCATCCACAGCATTCAATGCAATATCCCTCCAAGTACCCCTTGTAGTTCCCGATGTATACAAGCCTGTGCTTAATCATCATCAACACACTACTACCTAACCTTTTCACCCGTCAAAACTACATACAACAATGCCACCACCTGCAATGCAGAGTGATGGCACGTGTGTGGTCACCGGGTCCCGCAACCCTACACAAAAACTAGGCCGGAATCGCCCCCAGGATATCTCTCTCGGTCAACACCCAATATGTCTTCTCTTTCAACTTGAGCTCAATGCCAGAATATTTGGCCACGTGCACAATTTCATCCAGCTCCAAATCTATCGGATGGCGAACTCCGCTGTTGTCCAATTTGCCAGGACCAATCGCTAGCACCCGTCCTTTTTGAGGCTTTTCCTTGGCGATGTCCGGAAGTATGATCCCGCCGGCCGTCACCTCATCCTCATCCACCCATTCAACAACCACCCGATCCGAAAACGGTCGGTAGTTGATCCTTGTCCTTACCTCAGTCCTTTCAGCTACTGTCACCTTTCCTCCTAGCGCAGATTCATCTTCTGCCGCATCTCCCCCTCGAGCTTCTGAATTTCCTTGATGCAATCAATCAACACCTTCGACTGCACAACATCAAAGCCCTTCCCACTCTTCTCCTCCAGATTGTTCGCCACGTTGCGAATCGATCGCCAACAACTCTGCAAGATCTCAAACCTATCTGTCATCCCCAGCTTGTGAGCCAGCACCTCAACACCCTTGAGATACTCTGCCTCTCGCTGGATGTGCCATTGCTCTTGTCTCTCCCATGCCTGGAGATCCGAAATCTCAACCTTGTACCGCCTTGCCAACACAGGAAGATTCACTATAGGCATCCGCAGATATTCTTCAAATACCTGCGCCTTTAATTCATCCGCAAACAACGGCGGCTTCTCTGGAGCCTTGGTCTTTACCGCGTTCTGATATCTGCTGTCTGCGTGGTTCGGTACACTCATTGTGGTATCACCTGTGGTTTCCGTAGATTTAACTTAACACAAAACTGGCTCAGGTACTAGAATGTGTTCAGTACAGTTCGTGAGCCTTCGGCTTGGCGCTGTCGTACCTGATGGGACTTGAAGCACTACAAGAAATTGGAAGGGCCGGACGGACAGGTAACAGGTTCATAACCTAAACAAGTGGGTTCGACTCCCACAACCAATTTCAGGAAACACGGAATCTCGAATCACTCCTCAGAAATGGGGAGTGTTTCACTTTCTGGAGGCTCCACCTCCGGCTCAACACCATCGATCACATCATGCAGATGCATTATCTGTGACTCCAACATCCTGATCTTGTCCTGTGCCCTTACCAGCTTGTCACTAACCCTACGCCACTCGCGCTGCCACACCTCCACCTGTGTCACCATCTTCGGCTTTGCAATCTCCGGCCAACACAACACCGGTGTACTGGCAATCACAAGATACTGAAAGCCTTCTTCGGTTATGTGATCCGGTGCAACAATCGTGCGCCTCAAGCGATCATAAACCTCGGTAGGACAAACCAAATAATCCTTCTCCGGTGCCGGCATCCACTGCTGCACCATCTTTAGTGCAGCCTGGTAATCAAAAGGCTTCTCCTCCATGGGCGCCCCCGTTAGCTCCCTCACCAAATCCTCAAAGCTCATCTCTCATTCCTTCGGAAACAATATGTCAATGATGTACACCCAGGCTCCCAACGCCATCAATCCAATAACGAAAGCCAAGATAAATCCGTTTGTCATACAACCTCCGGAGGCTCCTCGCCTTTCTGTGCTCCTCGCTGCGGAATTATCGAGCCCGGATGATCCGGCCACTTCATAGTCTGTTCAATTTCCTCAGCCGTGATCACCTTCTGCTTATACAACTCCTCAAAGTCAGACTTCTCAACCCACTGCTCCGCCTCCACGTATCCAGGCGGTGCCGGCGGCCTTGCCTCTGAATTGCCATCCCACACCAACTCACTTCGCTCCACCATCTTCTCCCGCAAACACGATCCGAGAAATATCTGATCAACGTCTACCTTCTGAAGATTCGGATCCGACTGCTGCGCAGGTATCATCCCTGGGAAAATCTGCAATGGCTTCTGCCACAAGTCATTGTGTGCCGCCAAACAAATCTGTGCAGCATGACTCTTGTCTATCCCTTCCTCATCAAGCTCCTTAACCCAGCGCTTGATCGTCCTCAACCGCTGCTCACTCTCAAAGCTCAAAGGAATATTCTCTTCTTCCACTACAATTACTCCCCCAAGAAAGCCCCCACGGCGCCATCCCCTGCGCCTAAATCGCCCTGAACTGCCCCACAGCCTCTCCAGCCTCAATACTGGTCTTGAACTCAAAGCCCCGCTCCGATCCAATTACCAGCAAATTCACAACCTTCTCGCTGTGCACTTTCGTCACGATGGCCGCTCTCAACTCCGGCTCAGCATCCTCTAATACCGGTGCGCCATCTTCATCAACAAGAAACCTCAACTCATCAGGTGCGCCATCCTCACCCTTCACAACTTCAGTTTTCTGTCTCTGTATACGCTCTAGATATTGAACACATTGCGCAACCTTCACGCCCGCTGCTTCCTTCGCCATGTCACTGCTTCTCCTTGCAAGAAAAAAAGACAGGCTATGGTATCCGAAATTTCTCCTTTAACAAGCCCCTAAAGTCGTGCGCTTGTACTTCTCCATGCCCCTCTGTTTACTCCGGTCCAAAGGGCAGACAGCAGCCTCTGCTTGGACAGCCTGGGGAGTCCCCGGCATTGAGAAAATTTTGGAGAGAAAAAATTTGTACGGGTATCAAGTGTTGATTTTGGTGGGGTGGGCACCTGAACCTCGGAGCATTTCCAAGTGGCGGGAAGCCACAGCCAGTGCGTCACATGCCCACGTTCTTGAAAGCCTTGAACACCACAGATGGTGCGTCTTAAGGCTTGCATATATCTGGTGCTAGGTACAGAACCTACAGGTTCTGTGTCCAAGTGTCTGGTATTCGTGTCGGTCGTATTGTCGAATGTACACAAGGGGAAGGGCGGCGGGGGATGACTACCTTCAGTACCAAGTCGTCCGGCTCGGGCGGGCCACAAATGCTCTTCTCTCAGCGTCGTTCGCTTCGCTCACTCCATGGTCAGGAGCGCAGAATATGTCCGAGCTCAGAGGTTGCTAATTGTCCTACTTATCAGATTGCACAATTGGCTAGCAGCCCAGATTAGATAGAGGAGGGGCTGAAGAAAAACCCTGCCCCCAGAGGCAAGGGTTTTTTCTTCAAGCCCAACTCCAATCTATCTAAAACATGGCTGCATAGCCGTATTGTGCGTATGTGATAAAATCAGAACCATCCTTTATAAATCTAAAAGCGTGTCAATGCCGCCCTTCGGAGAAAGGGGCTCAAGAACCAAAGCAAACCAATTGCCTTTGGGGGCATTGGTTGCTTTGTTCGCCCCTCTCCGAGGGCACCTTGACCGCTTTGATGTTGTTGATGTCTTTGATGTCTTCTAATGTGTCAACATTGACAGCTTTACAATATTGTCAATATTGTCTTGTAGCATTGCTCAAGCTATTGAAAACCCGAATTGGTCGTTTTGTGGGCTTTTATTGCTAGTTGTGTGTACATGGGTACATTAGATGGTATGATGGTGTCATCTTGTTGAGGTGACGGTCATGTCTAAGAAACTTGTTGTGTACAAGCGAGTGTCTTCCGAAGGTCAAGAGGAGAACACATCCCTGGCTGATCAGGAGCGCAAGTGCATCAACTATGTTGAAAACATGGATTGGGAAGTGGTGGCTTGTCTGCAGGATGTTTCCACCGGTGCCACCATGTGTAGAAAGGGACTGTTTGTCGCTTTGCGCAAGCTTGTCTGCATGAACTGTCCACCCTTGTGGCCGCCGAAGTCTGTTGTTGATAAAGTCAGGTTTGCTCAGTTTCCGGAGCCTAATATTGAAGACCTGACCGCACCTTGCGGGTGTGATAATCCTGTCGGCGCTGATGGAATTGTGGTGTGGAAGCTGGACCGCTTATCTCGTGATATGCGCGATATGGTCATGCTGGCTCATGATGTCATTGCTAAACAAGGCAAAGTGTTGATTGAAGCTGGTGGCATGGGCATGCTTGATAGCGAGTCAGCTACTGGTCGTCTGATCACTGGCATGTTTGCCCTGTTCGCAGAGTTCGATCGTGAATCGTTAAAAGAGAAACTTCATGCCGGCTGGAAGGCGAAGAAATCTGATGGTGGCTATGCCGGCGGAGGTGCACCTTATGGCTGGTATGCCATGAACCGTGAGCTCGTGCCCCATCCATATGAGCAATCCGTCGTTTTGTATATCCACAAACTACACAACCAGGGCTTCACTACCCGTGTCATTGCAGATTGCTTGAACGAACAAAAGATCCGCACTAAACGAGGTGGTGACGACAAGAAAGCTACTGCCTGGAACCACACCCAGGTTGCTCGAGTACTCAAAGGTCCAACCTCTCAAGTCATGATCGCTGCTGCCGTTGATGAAATCCGCAAGATATCAGCTGAGATGGAAGAATGGCGCATGCAACAGGGCTTGCCACCTGCCTTCTTTAATGAGAAAGAGTTCGCGCCCCTGGTCAAACGCATTGGCCGTGTCCAGCGCCAAACTCGCCGTATGGAACAAGTCCAAATGAAAGAATCAGAATATGTTGAAGTGGAGTCCTAGAGCCTCGCTTCAGCCTGTCCAAAGTCGGCCGGCAGATAAGTCAAAATTGCGCGCGCATTAGCGGCAAAGACAAAAGCGAACAAAACAAGCCCGAAGAAGATAAATCCTTTCTTTGAGTCGCGGTCGCCTTCACATGTGCATTCCGCGCCTCTCTGCATCAAATCGGAAATCCAGCCTGTTATACCGAGAAAGAACAGGACGACAAACCAAATAAAGACACTTTTCATAAGGTGCTTTCTGTGCGGGGAGTACGCCAAGCATTCTACATGGCTGCTAAAAGGTTCAGGCGCCCACCCCACCAATGCGAAAGTTGCATCCCATATTGGTCTAAACACTTCTGTGTACTCAAATTTAGGGATTGCTGGTATTAGTGACATGTGGGATATCTCATATACATCCCTCATTTTTATAAAAGCTGCCTCATGTGTATGGCAGGCGGATGTATGGTGCCCCTTGTGTTTATAGTTGATATGCGTAGTATTTGACGCATATCAACTATCCGCTACATATCATTGGTTTGCCCGGAGGTGTCCTATGCCCGTGCTCGCTACCGTATTGGAAATGTTTCTTGCAGAGCGCAAGCATTTCAAACATGCCACTTTGAAAACATATAAGGAGACAGCCCGCTACTTCCTTCCGGAGTTTGGTTCACGCAGGGTTGCAGACATCACCGCTCACGAAATTGCCATCTTTCGCAGTGAGCTAGCTTGCCGCTACTCCCCACGTACGGTTAACCGCATTATTGGATTACTGCGCACGGTCACGCGCTTTGCTCATGAACGTGGATTCATCGAGCACAACAAGCTTGCAGCAATCCGCTCCTTGCGTGAAGAGATTCCCGATATCGATCCTTTGACCCTTCCGGAATTCCACTGCGTGATCCAGCGGTTGCGGCCACTACACAAACAATTTTTCGAGTTGATGTTTTGGACTGGGTGCCGCCCATGCGAGTTGATGGCATTACGCTGGAAAGATATCGATTTCACCGCGTGCGAACTTCGCATCACTCGAGCCCGAGTCAGAGGTGTGGAAGATACGCCCAAAACACGCTCAAGTAAGCGCGTGATACCGCTTTTGGCTCCCGCCCTACTTGCTTTGGAGAGACAGAAGATCTACTCATATTCAGACATTCACAATTATGTGTTTGTCACGCGTGCAGGCGGACCGGTTTCTAAACACATGGATGGAATGTGGAAACGGGCATGCAAACGCGCTGGTGTTCGGCACCGCCCCTTATATCAACTAAGGCATACCTTTGCCAGCATGGCATTAGCTGTTGGCGAAACGCCCGCGTATGTCGCACGGCTACTAGGACATACTACAACTGAGACTTTGTATCGTCATTACGCGCGTTGGATTCCAAACAAGTCAACAGACGGAAAACGGCTTGCTGAGCTAGCTTTATAGCTTGGTCCCCTCATCTGCCCTTCTTAGACTTTCTGAACGCCGATTAATGGGGTGGGCGACACATAAATCCTGAAAGAAGTGTCGAGCAATTAGAATGAGGGGATGCATATCGTGGAAGGCTCACTAGCTAAGCAAGCATCAATATCTCCGTGGATATATAAGCGGATGGGGGAATGTGGAATTTCCAGTCTCCGACAGTTGGCCTTTAAGGCTGGACTGCATGAAGCGACAATGAGACATGGCTTAAGTGGGCGCTCCTCTTTGAGCATTAAATCCGTGTCCAAACTGGCCATTGCTCTCGATGTAAAAATTGACGTGCTGGCAACTGAGGCCAACTTAATCGACTAATCGGTAGTCATAGGGGTTGCGTCATATCTTACGCACTGTTACACTAACTTCCTGTTGTGAGGTTAGTGACACTTCATATGGTGCAAATCACAATACCAACTAAGTGTTAGCTGTGGAAAGCGCACGGTATCGGATTTAGTACCACCTCAGAACAAAAGGCGCGGGCAACATACAACTGGAGAAGCAGAGAGATGGCAGCAGATGCTGATGCTCCTGCCGTTTCCGCATGGCATAACAGCATCAAGCAGTTGCTTGAACAGGTTCGTTATGTTCATTCGGATGTGCGCAGTTTGGAATCTAAGAGTCCGACAGCGAAGCAGGCAACAAAACGCTTGCAAGCTATAGAAGTATCACTTGAAACATTGGAACAGCAGACGGGTGCAGCGGCACTGGTCGGCTGATGTGGTGGGTTAATCATGGCGAATGGCTTGACCGATACGAACACGAAAGCGACTTACAAGCGCTTGCACGCCCGGACTTGGAGCAGAAGGAGCAGGACTTGTCTTGGCTCTTTCCGCCTCCAGATCGGCAATGGCAGGAGCTATATGCAAATGCTGATCACTACACTTGCTGTGATTGCGGTGCTGTTGTTTGGTGGGGCGATTGGTTTGCTGTGCATAACGGCACTGCCGGTTGCTGTTGGGGAAACCTGGCTGCGTGGTGTTCTTTAAAAGATGGAAAGCAAACCTGTTGCGAAACTGGAGCACCTGATCAATGTCCTAAGCGAACGGGCTGAGGAGCGCGTTTGTGTGGGAGCTGTCCAACTTTACGATAAGTTTGACCACAACCACTGTATTGCACATGTGGAGATTGAGCGTGTGTCGATAGCTGAATTGCGCAAGTTGTTGGCGGCAGCCAAACAGGTCGTGCATGACGCTTGAGGAGATAGGAAGGTTGCTGTGTCAACTGCCTGTGGGCTATTACGTCCAACATGGAACAGATGGAACGTGGGTGATTGGCACCATTTATGACTGGCCGCACCATGCGGCCAAGACAACACAAGAAGTAATGGAGAAGTTCGCCGATGAGCTCGCTTCCATGCCTCCGCGTGTTGCAAATCCGGAAGACTGGCTAAATCAAAAGGGAGAACAAGAGAATGGGAACGCGCTTTAAACCGGTGGGTGTGGGAGACAGAACATATCTCAAGCCGGGCTCGTACGAAGTTATTGAGGGGACTTGGATCAAAGAGGAAAGCTCCGAGTTTGGTCCCAACTATCACATCTCCACGACAGACAAGGGTGTTGTGATCCTCAACTCTACTCGCCAGATGGTTTACCTATTCAGTCAAATCAATATTGGTGATTACATCCGACTTACCTACAAAGGTAAGAAGCGCATGGAGAAAGGTCCGAACAAGGGTAAAGATGCTCACCAATTTGAATTGGAAGTGTCTGAAGATACTCAAGAAGGCGACTTTGAGGCTTTTGTTGACTAATGCCTGACCAGATTCAAGACGCAAAGGTTGATCATGTTGCTATTGCAACTTGTGTGTGGATGATCACCATCCATCCTCAATACCTGCAGTCCTACAAGCGTAAGCTGAACAATGGCTCAATCACTTCAATGGAGGTGTGGGAGGCATTGCAGCGCGACCTTGATGACAAGGACAAACGCAGGTTAGCCCGCGAAGCCACTGAATGTGGTGAGCAGGATGTTTGGTACAACCGCAAGCTGATGGTGTTCTACAACTGGCCAAAGTCCACACAGGACTCATTTGCCAGGGCGGTACATCACTTCATGCAAGGCACGCCGCCGGTAGATCCCAAGCTAATTATTGAGGCGAAGAAATGATCTATGTAGGTATTGACCCCGGCAAAGATGGCGCCATTGCTTTGTATGGCGAAACAAGCCGGGTGGAATTTGTGGATATGCCGCTTGTCGTGATTGGCAAAACCAAGAAGGGCAGCAAGCGTACCCGTGTTGATTGGGTACAGGTTGTTAAAGCCATTGAGGATATTGCTGGGGTTTGCAGTGATGTGCACTTCATCATTGAAGATCTGAAGGGCATAGGCAAGGCGCTTCACACAGGTACTGGGCAATTCAACTTTGCTCGCGATTATGGTGTGATACTAGGTGTGGTGTCAGCACTTAAGTTGCGCTACACTCTGGTTAGCCCAGAGAAGTGGCAGAAGGCTGTAGGGGCGGGCAAGTTGGAGAGTAGCAGTAGTTATGTTCTGCGAGCTCAGCAACTTTTCCCGCATGCAGAATTGATCCCTCCGGGCTGCAAAAAACCCAGGGATGGCAGAGCGGCAGCCTTGATGATGGCGTACTTTGGATATCTCCAACACAATATTTCCAACACATGAATACCGCTGAAGAACTACCACTAGAGCCGCCGCCATCCAACACTCAGGCTGAGCAGCATGTTATAGGCACCTTGATTGCCGATGGTGCCGCTGTGGTGCGGGTGATAGAAGATCTTTCTCCTGAAGACTTCCACCACCCACACTACAGTCAGATTTACGCTGCCATGCTTGCGCTGTTCCATGGTGGAATGCACATTGATTTTGTGACTGTGTGCGCTGAGCTGCGCAAGCGCGGACAGTACGACTCTCTTAGTGGTGCCATTGCGGAGTTGATAAGTGTGGGCTATTTGCCTACTGGGCTTGAGTATCATGCGCAAATGGTGCGTGATGCCTCAGTAATGCGCAAGCTTGTTGTAATCGGACAGCAGTTCTCTCAAATTGGACAACAATATAAGGATGTCGGTTCAGCTTTGGAAGCTTGCCAATCCTTATTCTCCGATCTTTCTGTCTATCGACAGAAGAAGGTCAAGCAGGACATTGGCGCGATCGCCCTGGATGTCTTTGAGGAGATTTGCACACGTTATGAGCAGAAGGGCAAACTGCCTGGCACGCCTAGCGGGTATCTGGATCTGGACAAGATAACCCAAGGGTTTAAGCCTGGACAGATGGTTGTGTTGGCCGGCCGTCCAAGTATGGGTAAGTCCGCCCTGGCTCTTTGTATCGCCTACAACGCGGTAATGCGTGACAAGACACCTGTTGTTTTCTTCTCGATTGAGATGACCAAAGAGCAGTTGGTTGAACGTTGGTTGAGCCGTCAAACCGGTATACCTGGTGATGATCTGGCATCAGGGAATCTGACAAGCGAGCAATACACCAAATTGTCCGCGGCCTTAGGAGAACTCCAGGGCTTGCCGATGTACATCATTGATGATGTGGCGGATTTGTCCGCCATGGAGGCGAAGTGTAAGCGGCTGCAGATGGAAGGTGTTGAGCTTGGGCTAGGCATTTTGGATTACATGCAGCTGGTCAAGATCGAAAGGCGCGAGCAGAGACAGAATGAAGTGGATGACATTTCTAAAGGCGTGAAGGCGTTGGCGCGTCGGCTCAAGCTGCCCATGATTGCGCTGTCTCAAGTTAATCGCGCTTGTGAAGCCAGACAGAATAAACGTCCGTTGCCATCGGATCTAAGCCAATCCGGCACCATTGAGCAGGACGCTGATGTTGTGATGTTTGTCTATCGAGACGAGTATTACAACAGCGAATCTGAAGCGCGTGGAGAAGCAGAAGTTATTGTTGCGAAGAACCGCACAGGGCGCACAGGTACGGCGCATTTGCTGTATCAGTCTAGCTTGTGCAGTTTTTATGATCGGGATCCCAATGCACCTGTGCCAATACAGGATGCCAAAGTGCCTCAGTACAGAAAGCGGAAAGCGGTTGGCACGCACGCAAGTATGTCCGCTGATCAAGATGAGGAATGAGGAAAATGCCGAAGAAGGTTTTAATAGCTTTGCCGCCGGCAATGCTTGAGCAAGTCGATTACATCGCCCAGTGCGAACATCGCACACGATCCGACATGATTCGCGAAGCGCTGCGCAGATATTTGGACAACTTCAGGCGCACACAAGGAACTCACTTCAGCGTTAGCACTGCTGAAGTACCGCATCCGCCTGCATTGCCGGCGATTCCTGTGAAGCCTGAGCCGCCAACCCAGCAAGTTGCACAGCCGGCACCGGCTCCGGTGTCACCTCCAGCAACACTTAGTGTTTTCGCTCAAGGTCCAGTGAAGCCGAAGATGCTCAAAGAGCATGATAACTGGATGGACAGACCATTAGGGTAGGAGGTTTGCATGCGCTGGCTATTTTTATTGATGGTGCTGTTTGCTCAGCCTGCATTTGCAGATGATGGGCTTACCGCTGGTTGGGCGGAGACAGATCCACATAACGAAGTCAAATTCACTGTGCCTGTTGAAGGAGTGAAGTGGGTGGCTGTGCCAACTACGACATTCAGGGACAAGCATCCGCTGATCTTCCACGCGGCTTGGCCAGTTCGCAAGGTTTGGAATGGCTGTGTGTGGATTGGTCAAAAGACTGAGCCCATTCATCCTTTCTTGAACCTTTGTTCTGCTGCTGGCAGCATTGCCACACCATTTGCCGCGAGGTTCAAATAAATGATCATGGTTGTTTGCTTACATTGTGGCGTCCCCCAGGGGCTCGATGAGTACCGCATGCGCGCCAATGGACACATGACGTGGCGCGACAATGTTTGCAAAGTTTGTAGAGGCGAGGAGGTGAAGATCAGGAAAAGAAAACGGCAAGTAGAACGGCGAGTAGTGCCGCTGTTCAAGAATGTCTATCAGGAAGGCAATTACAAAGTAATGGTATTGCCACCATCAGCGGGGTTTTAAACGATGCTCAAACTTTGGCGCAAAGCGCTTTTCTACATTGAGAAGGTGACTGGTTATGACACATCCAGAATGGCTTGCTGAAGAACAAGCCAAAGAACTGCATGGCGACTGCACTTGTAATTACAAGTCATTTGACTGCGCCTATCACCTTGAATATTACGAGCGTTTGGAAAGACTGAAGCAAGCAAGAAAGGCTTACGAAAATGATCAATCTACAACTCGACGAAAAGACTCTAGAACCCGTGGTTCGCAAAGCTCTAAAGAACATCCTGAGGGAATTGCTTGACGAGAAAGAAGAGCCGGTTAAAGAGAAGAAGGCTGCCACCCAACCCTTGGACAAACCAGCTGCAGACATTGCAAAGATCCTGGAGAAGTGGGGGCAGTACCACGATACGTTGATAGAGCAGTACGGCAGCTTGTCGAGACGCAACAGATGAAACATAAGGCTGACGACGATGAATGACGATGAGAGGCGCCAAATCGAAATCGGCAAACTAATTGAAAGTATCACTGTCGGTGAGATCATCTCGATTAAGTGCGCTGACAAGAACGGCTTTACGTGCTGGGTTATTTGCAGTTGCGTGCGCTTGGAAGATAGTGATGTCGTTCTGCTTAAAACGACGCGCAGCAATTAAATGGCTCTTATAAGACACTCAAAACAAAGGAGAAATAACATCGTGGCTACAAAAACAACAACTAAATTGGTACCAATTGTGGTGACAACGAGTCACCGTGGCGTGTTCTTCGGCTATGGCGAAGCACCCAAAGGAGCTATCCCCGACACGTTGCGTTTAGAGAAAGCCCGCATGTGCGTGTCATGGTCAAGCGACATTCGTGGCGTCACCGGATTGGCCGCAGTTGGACCAAGCAAGAATTGCAAGGTCGGAATTGAAGTACCGGCAATCTCGGTAAATTCAATCACTGCAATCTTTGAATGTTCTGAAGAGGCAGCCGCGAAATGGGAGCAAGGTCCATGGGCATAGCAGAAGCGTTTGTAAACGCTGGGGATTGTATCGGCTACGGCGACGGCTCCGGCTACGGCTACGGCTACGGCTACGGCTACGGCTACGGCGACGGCTCCGGCTACGGCTACGGCTACGGCTCGAAAGAATATATTGAATACATTCTTGACCAGGCGGCCGGAAAACGCGGGCAAGAGTGCAGAGC